ACGACCATCACCGAATAAGCCGGCACGAGCAATTTCTTCATTAATCATTAATTGCATTTCGCCCTTTAACCACATAACTACATCGAAGTCTGTGATATCAAGAACGTCGTCACGGTCTAACTGTTGTTTCTTATAGATAGTAAATGGAGTAGTTGTTCTCTTAAGTAACTGGAATACTTCGTTTACTTTCTTGTTGCCCTTTACGAAACCTCTAGCACGTGCTTCATCTGCTGTAATGTTAGCAAATGTAGACTTAATACGTGAGAATGGTGTTTTGTGAACAAAGTTTAAGAACTCTGTAACCCAATTCTGTTGGCGAGCAATAAAGTCTGGTGTAGAGCTAATGTTCTTAGCATCTGGGAATAATACACCGATATTCTCCATACCATACTGAGCAGCATGAGCTAAGAATGATTCCTTTAAGGATCCGCCATACTTGTTAACGTCCTTGAAAGCATCATGCATTAGTGTTTCAAATTCTTCCTTTGATACGGAAGCTTCATTTGTACCTTTGTTTTCGAATACATTGTATTGCATATCATCTTCTCCTAATCCGGAATGTTCAACATCTTCCTCTTCGTCTTCTTCATCGTCATCGAGTTCACCGTTCTTAGTATCTTCAATAGCTTTTCCGATTAGAACTTCCATGACTTTGCGTTGCTTTTCGTTGAATGTCTTTAAGACATCACCGACTGTTTCTTCTGAATCTTCAGGCTCTTTAGCTTCTTTCTTAGCTTCTTCAGCCTTAGATTCTTTCTTTTCTGTGTCCTTCATCTTATCTCCTTCTTCCTCAACATCCTCGTCTTTAGACGCATGTTGTAGAGTTAATTCTACATTGTCTTCTCCGACCTCATAAATAAATTCGTCTTCAACGATTGATACTGAATCTCCATGTGCGATAGCTACATCAGTAATTACAGCGCCAGGGTTTGCTCCAGATAAGACCAGACTAACCTCTCTAATTACTCCATGTAATACATTACCGCCTTGCTGCTTAAGACCGTTTGCATAAATCGAAAGTGATTTAATATCTTGGTTCTTAAGTAATTCTTTAGCACGCTTTCCCATAGGGGATTCGTTTAGATACCCATATGTGAATACGCCTTCTGGACGATTTTCTAGAACGGCATGACCAAGAACAAGATCAGGGCTTGAATGATCATGCTGCCATACTAGTGGTACTTCAGCGCCATCTTGAGCACTGAACGCATTTGCTTTAATCGTTCTACCATCAGAACAAGGTAGATCGTTTTTAGTCGCCCAACCACAGAAATCATACTTCTTATTTTTTGGCATTTACTTTCTCCTTTCCTGATGAATCCAAAAAACATCAAAACTATAAATGTGTTTAACTTGACTGCGTTTTTAGTCTTAGCCAATTACTAAATACTATCCCATTTTGACGTTAAACAGAATCAATAGGAACACTAAGTGTATCGGATGGAGTTTCAGCCTCGTTTGGCATCTCAGGATAAGCGCCTTCTGGAGGGGCTCCATCCAATGATGGTTGAGCTGATCGTGCTTGATTAATGTTTCTATTTCTTAACTCATTAGCAGCTGGATCATCCGATGGTTTATAGCCAACAATACCACGCAATTCATTAGGTGATAGAATCTCATTACGAGTAAATTTATCTGCAATATCTGCAATCTTTGACACGGGAGTCAGCTCGAATGGATTTCTATAATACACTATATCTTGGTTTTGTGTACGGGCTGTTTGGCTAATAAACTTTCTACTAAACTCATCTCGTATTGCTTTTGCAACCGGGCCGATAGTTCTCGAATAGTAGTTTATCATCGTCTGCTCATCAGCAGTACCATCCATAATTTCTTGTGTTATTCCTAACTGAGAGTATAACATTTCTTTCAATTCTTTAATGTTATCTCTAATACCATTGTCAATAGCTCGATTTAATTGGGTTATCTTTTCGTTAACTCCAATATATGCTATACCATATGGGTTTGACTGCATTTGAGCGGTTAAGTCGTTTACTCTTGCTTTTGCTTCTGCTGTCTTAAGCCCTGATGATACTGCATATGGTAGTTGAACAATCAAGTTCATCTTATCAGAAGCTATACGTTCATCAAAGACATCACCCAAACTAAGTTTCGCCATTAATCGTTTTGCAACGGACCCATTAGCATTCATTATGCGATAATAAGGATTTTGTATAATCGCAATTTTCTTTTTATCAAATCGCATTTGTTGAAACATCCCAGTATAAGGGTTATATATTTCAACGTCAACCTGAGTTGGATACCAATTAATAATTTTACCGGTTCGTAATTCAATAGGCATCCACGCATCAGTATCTTTTGGATTGATAGTTGCCAATGTTGGAACGATTGCAATAGCCCCTTCATCAAATAAAGAGACCACGCTATCTTTTATCAAATCTCTACCAGTTTGGTCTAGATTAGCAGATAGCGATAAACATGTATCTAACTTTGATTTGATAATCTTCTTAAATGCGCCATTTTCATCAATTTCAGCATGATGATAACTAAGCATAGATACGTCTGTTGCAATACGATCATAAACTGCCGTAACGACAGATCTTTCGTTTCCACCTCGAACATATCTTATATCGGGACGGTATGATGAAATAATCCCTCCGCTACTACTTGTGTAGGGTGTGGGATCTTTGTTCATAAAGGCATCCCAGGCATGTGCTAGCCTAGTGCCAAATTTCTCTTTAGCCATGTAATGCCTCCTAAACTATCTATTCATTTCTGCGTTATATTTGCTTAGGAATAAAGCCCCAGCAGAACCAGACTGAGCATCATACTTAGTCAGCTTTTGATTGTATGCAATCTTAAGTGCTTTTCTAGCCCACTTACCAGCCTTTTGACGACGCTTAGTAGCTTTATAGGTTAACTTAGCAGCTTTACCTTCAAACTTCATAGCCTTTTCAAATTTACCACGAGCTTTGAGTTTAGCCGCTTTATAATTTAACTTAGCCGCTTTAACATCATATTTATTTCCTTTTCCCAAAAGCTTATTGTATTTATCATAAGCCTTTGTAAGGGTTCTTTCGCGATTACGTTTGATACCCCATTTCATACCAAGAACACCAAAGTGATACAGTTCTTGAGTGTCATCAATATTTTCCATTTTTGTAGTCCTCCGGATTATATCTATCTCTAGCAATACGATTATCACTATAGTCTCGTCTAGATGCATATCCTATTGAGAATAGATTCAATGACATAGCCTCATTGCCGACTAACCATGATCTAATTCTGCTAAACTTCTTACCTCTAGACTCGTTATATTTAAGTGAACCGTATGAACCCATCAAAGCAGATTTAAGAATAGACTTTCCTAGGTTCTCTTTCATAACTTTTGATAAAGTAGATTTTTGAACTTTTGGGTACAATCTTTGTGCTGCTTTAATTCTAGCATCGGCTTTAGCGCGTTTAATCAATTTATGACGATTCATAAATGACTTAACATCTGTTACTTTATTTTTCGTTTTGATTTCCTTTATACGATTTTTAGCGCCATGCCTATAATCCCTAGACAGTTTGACACCCCATCGCATACCAAGAACACCAAAGTGGTATAGCTCATCATTATTCATAATCATAACTCCTATTCGAACAAATCTCGATTTTGTTTGAACGCAACATACGCATCCAATAGTGCAGCGACATTATCAATCTTATCTTCACGACGTTTCTTAGATAGCTTTCGATTACCATTACTATCTTCAAATGTAATACAGTTACCCATAGTGAACTGCATTATGGATTGGTCGAACAGCAAGGATCGACGTTCAGCAAGTGTCTTCAATTCACCCAATGGTACCGATTCTGTCTTAGCACCCTGTGGTACTTTAACTACACCATACGGACTGACATCCATTGCCCACTTCTCAACAAACTCTTTCGCATTATATGGGTCATATCCAAATGCTCTAACATCATATTCGCAAGATGTTATATGCTGGATTAGATCATCATAGACTCTATTAAGGTCTAAGATAGAGCCTGGTAACACTATCAGAGTACCTTCATTAATGAATTCTTCATACTTAACTCTCGAAGCTCCTGGTAGTTTGCTTAAAGTGTATTCTGTTATGTAGCTTCTACACTTGATTCCAAACTCTTCAGCTCTTAATGGGAATAAGAATGTGAACGCACAGAAGTCATCTCCTTGTGATAGGTCAGCACCCATAGCGCAAGGCATTTGCCAGAACTCTTTGTGTCTATGTGGCTTCGTTTCTTCATATGTAAAGAAGTAAGTGAATCCTTCCATAGGAAGACCAAATCGTTTAGCAAGAATGTCGTTTCGTAAAGCAGGATTGTGCTCGGCTTTTTCGACAGCTTGCTGATAAACCTCATATGGAACAGTTAGCCCTAGATTAGGATTGCACTTCAACCACATTGATGGGTCGGCAACTTCTTTGATGTCATCTAGTTTGTACCAAAAGATGGATGTGAATGGGTCATAGACCTCTCCACGAAGTATCTTTAGTAACTCCATTTTGATTGAATCTCCAGGACCATTACGAACAGTACCTTCAGAACTAATGCATACAACAATGTAGTCATCATACTTAGAACCACCTTGTTCAATAGCTTCAATCGGGTTCTCTCTAATGTCACCAGACAACCATTCATCGACTGTGGCACTCTTCAAACGAAGACCTTGCAACTTATCAATACGCATAGGTCGTATCTCAATCTTACCACCCGTTAGTCGGTTCTCGATTCCATCTTTAACCTTGACCAGCTTCGGTTGATTCTCTTTGTTTCCAGTAGTGTTATTCACGGAACCGTTTGTAAGGAACTTCAGAACAGGTCCTGGCTTTTTTATCATCGAGAGTGTCAAAGTAGCCATTACTTCATCTGCCTGTCTCAATGTAGGTGCGACGCATATCTGCCCAATAGAAACCGGGTCACAAACCAATTCGTATGCTTGTATTGTTCCAGCATACACCGATTTTGATGCACCACGAGACACTATGATGTACTGCATATGGGTGAGTCGTTTCTTTATACGTTTGGTTTCATAGTGGGTTCCTCGTCCGTCTTCATTTGGGACAGGGACTGATCTCTCTATAAAGTAGTACCATCCATATAAGTCTTCGGCCCATAATTTAAATGATGGTAGAACATCAATCTTACCGCCATCAGTTAGAACCAATTCATTTTCGACAAATCTTATATAGCCGTCAACAGCTGATTTGTCATAGTATATGTTAGGGTCAGCTATCTTAGCATCTATACGATTCATTTGCATTTCGATCATTTCATTAACGGGTATTTCACCATTAATTACTGCATCACGAAACTGCTTATAATAGTAAGGATATTCAGTATTACTTAGCATTCTTATCTAAGAGAGTGGATAGCTTAATAGCTGCTTCTAAGAACTTGGTTCCGGTTTCAACATAATTGGTTGCTGTTGAAATGTAACGTAACGGTTCTGTAGAATGACCGTCAATGTATCCCTTTAACATACTATCTTGTTTAAATCTGTTTAGTGCATCATCGATTTCAACCTTAGAAAACTCATACTGATGCTTTCGTAGCAGCTCTGGGTTTCTAAGAATCTTTTCACGCTCAAGCTTCTTAGCTTTGGCCTTCTCTCGACCTTCTTGTAACTTACGAAGCATTTTGCGTTTCTTAATCCACGTAATGACTCCCCACTTCATACCTTTGACACCACTATGGTAAATAACTTCACATGTATTCTCCATGCTCCACCTCCATAATAATACTTGCTTCGAGCTCTCCTAGAACTCGTCTGTTTGCGTCTGCAACTGTTGATATAGTTGCTGGATCGAACATCTCCTTAACCTTAAGGATCATGAATGACTTGATAGACGATAGATTGTACTCATCCCCAACATAGTCATGCCATGTTTCTTGGTTACCTTCAATGTGGTATCCTCTACGTTTTACACCCAATCTGTATAATATCTGGAACACTGTATTGGCGCAAGTAATTATTCTTGAATCAAAACTAGTGTCAGATGGGTCAATGTCAATTCCTTCTTTAATAGTATCTAATATACTATCCGACATACTACCTGCCATATACTAAATCCTCCATGGTATTGTATCATTCTCATATCTTTCTAATGGTTGGTCTTGGATTAGCATACTACCATCACCGTAATGGATTTGGTCGTGTGTTAACTTAGAACAGCATATTAGATTATTTGGATCAAACAGTTTTGGACTTCGATTCAACAGATCTTCTTTCGTTATCGGGTTTATGTGATGAACCATAATTGGTCCAACGATCGGACGATCCCTCATTCCCAGATCACACCCGTTATCTCTGACTATTACAAAGTCTCTCACTCTTAACCAGTCAGATGATTTATAAAAGATTTGATTTAAGTATCTATTGCATCCAAACGTTTCTTCACCAACTCGTTTATCATTTAGCTTGAGATACTCGAAGCGGCCCATAAAGCTGTCGATCGATTGGAGCTCCGAATAGCTTTTAGTAATCATTCTCAAGTTCCTCACCCTTACTAGGTCTATAAGATCCCATAGCATCGATTGCCTTAGTGTATAACTCTGCAATGTCTTTCTGGGATTTGATAGCTTCGGCTTTTGCCTTGAGCATTTCTGTTTGATAAACAAGTTCTTGTCTTTCAAGGTCGGCCATAGATGATCCAAGTTTCAAAAAATGAACTATGACTGATGATTTGGCGGTTCCTTCTCTTAGTTGTTTCTCAGCAAGATCCACCGCTAAGGATACAAGCTGTCTTTCTCTTCCTTCTGGAGTTCTAGCAGGCGGCTGAACTCTGTCGGAGTCATTTCTAATTCTTCTCATCTAGAATTTCACCTCTGTTTCACTCACTTCTTTCTAGGAATATAATAGTTAGTACGACTTTTGAATACTTTATGGATAGATATGGCCGAGTGAAGTGAACTTATGACGTCTAGATTTAGCCTACATCGAAAGGAGATTATATGAACAACATGCATAGAAAGGAGCCTC